TGTACATAATAACCCGCTGTTATTATTTCGTTTTTAATAATGAGTGTATTTATTTCTCTTTGGTACCGTATATTAGCAGTACATTGTTTTCACTCTATTGTTCGCATGTGTATTATTGCATGGTTTCTGAATTTTTCCAGTCCGATATACACCGCCATGCCTGTTTCTTTCGGTGAAATTTTTGTCACTGCAGTTAGCTTCATACCGTAAAGTGTTAGGTTAAATTTTATCCAATGATAATCATTAATGTTGTCTCGAGCGTAAAATTCTACTTTTCGTTACGAATTTTACTGGTTATTGTGCTAAAAGTGGTTATGCAGTGATGTAGCGTGCCTATTTTCAAGTCCTCGCTTCGTGGGGGGAAAGGCATGCTGGCAAGCCGTTATGAGGAAGTGGGGCGTCACTCCGAATCCAGTTAAGATACGCCGTTTCTATCAAGCCCTAGCTTTACCACTAGAGCTTTTTCGCTTAATTATTTCAGAAGCTTTTGAGCTTCTTCAATTAACTCGGCATGCCTACGCATTTGAGGAGCTATCTGTTTTTGCTTATCTGCGTCTGAGGCGCTAGACATTGCAATCTTAAGAGTTATGTCTGCTATTTGTTGCAGTGATGTGTGTATGGAGTTAAGTTGACTATTAATATGATCTTCCATAATTACCTCGCTATATAATATTGACATTAAGAATGTCATGATCTTAATGCTAAATCTTCCATTTTGGAGGGTACAAAAATAGAAAATCTAGAGCAAGCCCTAATTTAATCTTTCAGGGCTTTTTGCATTTAGTCGAGCGCTAAAACAGTCAGCATCTTACACACATCCTCTATAGCTGAGTGACAAAAGCGGAGGGCTATCCCATTTATATCTTTACCACCCGAAACAGGGAAGAGCCCCGGAAGGGGGAGGTTATGAAAATGCCCTGGAAGAACGAGCCCAACATCCTATCAATGCTGATTGCGTTCGGTATGACCCTGCTGGGAGCCATTGCCAGTTACTCATTCAAGGTGCTGAACGGCGAGGCCTTTAGTTGGCGCACGCTGTTTCTGCAGCTCTTCGTTTCTATCTTCGCCGGGTTAACCATGGTGATGATCGCCCTGCATTACGACTGGCCGTCAGAAGTGATGGGTGGCGTGTGTGGCATGGCTGGCTGGTCGGGGGCGTCACTGATTAAGGCGCTGGAACGTCGATTCCTGAATAAAGCGAGCGATAGCAATGAATATCAGTAACAGCGGCATTGAGCTGATCAAGTGCTTCGAAGGCCTGCGATTGAAAGCCTATCAGGATTCGGTGGGCGTCTGGACGATTGGTTACGGATGGACGCAGCCAGTTGACGGTAAAAAAGTCAGCCCTGGAATGCAGGTTGATCAGGCCACTGCCGATCGGCTGCTGAAATGCGGCATTGTGCAGTATGAGCAAGGCGTTAATCAGCTGGTGAAGGTGAAAATCACTCAGGGCCAATTCGATGCGCTGGTGAGCTTTGCATACAGCCTCGGCCTGCGGTCACTGAGCACATCCACGCTTCTGAAAAAGCTGAACGCTGGCGACAAGCAAGGCGCTGCCTACGAGTTCGGTAAGTGGGTGAATGCTGGCGGTAAACGTCTGGATGGTCTGGTTGCACGCCGTGCAGCAGAGCGCGAGATGTTTTTGTCATGAACACTTCATTCAGCTTCCGCACTATGGCGATAGTCCTGTTGCTCGTGGCGCTGATTGTTGCCGGCAGGCTGGCGTTCTACTTCCACAGCAACGCAGTAATGGCCGGTGAGCTGGTTAAGCAGCAGGAAAAGACGCTGGCGCAGCAGTCAGGACTGATCTCAACCCTGCAAGCACAAGACCGGAAGAACAGAGCCTTGGCCGCGGAGCAACAACAAAGAGAGCAACAACTACGCCAGCTCGAGGAAACCTACCAGAGGAAATTGCGAGATGCACTTAAAGGCAGTAAATGTGGGAATAGTCCTATGCCTGCCGCTGTTGTTGAGCTCCTGCAGCAGAACGCTACCGACACCCCAGCAAGTCGTCCTGTTACCCCCTGAGTCAGTTTTCAATCCATGCGAACAGCCAAGCCTACAAGGTGACACCTGGGGTGATGCGGTGAGTTACACATTGGCACTTCAGGCAGCCCTGAATGTATGTGCTAATAAAATAGTAGTACTGAAGAAATGGCGTGTCGGGTTGAAAATAGAGTAATATATGAAAAACATTAACCATAGGTGTGCCAGTGAACTCAAAAATAGAGTTGTTAATCCAGGCCGTAAATGATTTAAAAGCTAGTGGCTCGATAGCGAAGGATTACATATACCCTATAGTAATTCCATTTTTATCTGCATTTGTTGGGGTTGCAGCCGCAAAGCTAACTTTTAGACATCAAGAACGAGTTAGGGCTGAAATAAATAAAGTAAATGCGTTAAATAAGTTAATAATACAGGTTGGAGAGGCTAGGTCTGCTTTGTTGGCTATAAAGCACAATTACAAGAATTTATCCGAGACGAACTTTATTGAAAGGGCGTTACGTATTCCGCCTATTATAATTACTGATTACAAGCTTGAATCCAATGCAAGTGAGCTTACATTTTTAGTTGATGTTGATACTGATTATGACGCTGCTGAGTATGATAAAACATGGATTAATATAGCTAGAGTAGGCATGTTAATTAGTAATTATCATCAGGTGTTTACCATGCTATCCAAGAGGAATGAACTTTGCCTCGATATCATGGAGAGTATTGCATCGCTAAAAGAAAGAAATAATGTTACTACTTGGCATTCAGTTGAATTCAAAAGTTTAATAGAGGTGGTTGGGAAAACCAAGTTAATTTCATTCTGTGATTTAACGCAATCATTTATTTCGTTCCTTGATGATGTGCTAACAGAAGCGAATGATTTTATGTGTAATTTCCCTAGTCAAGCTAGAGAGAAAATAGATCAAAAGCTAATAAAAGGGTATTGCAGTGTATTGAGCTATCAAGTTAATGACTATTTAATGAAAAGAACAATTGATCCTGATTACCAATTTATTGCGGATGCGATGGGGGTGACTATAGATGAAGCAAAAGGGAGGTATGATTTTGGTTTTAAAAGGAGTTGATTTCTTTGGTTTTTAATATTTTATGTGGCTTTAGTTTTTTTGCATAATGTTATTAATGTTGTGGTAAATTGAAATGTAATGGACAAGGTGAATTTAGACCTTGCGGCGTCAGGTGTGGTGTACAAAGAGCACAAGAACATGCCGATCGTACCGGCGCAGGTGGAGGCGGAGCAGTCTGAGCACCTTCGTGAGCTTTTCCGCGAGCGCCTTCAGCATTACCGCAGCCAGAGCCACAAATTCCCAGGGCCGAATGACCCACGCTATCAGCAGATGGCTGAGGCCAACGGCAAGAAATGACTGAACCCGCTCCGGCGGGTTTTTTATTGGAGCGAATATGGCAGGTCTGACACCAAAGCAAGAGGCTTTCTGTCAGGCATACATCGAAACTGGTAACGCGTCGGAGGCGTACAGGAAGGCGTATGCCGCTGACAGGATGAAGCCAGAGAGCGTTAACCGGAAGGCAAAGGAATTGCTCGACAACGGCAAGATCACGGCAAGGATTGCAGCACTGCAAGGAGAACACCGCCAGAGGCATAACCTCACTGTAGATGATTTGCTTATCGAGCTGGAGGAGGCCAGGCGCGCAGCTCTTGATTCCGAGACGGCGCAAGCATCCGCCGCCGTAGGCGCTACGATGGGTAAGGCTAAGCTACTTGGGCTGGATAAGGTGATAATTGATCACCGGTCTGGAGACGGCAGCATGACGCCTAAACCAACAGTAATTCAGCTACTGCCAGTCGAGCCCAAAAATGAGTGAAGCTGTTCAACTGCCAATTCCCGCCAAGCTAGCTCCGCTGTTCACCGCCATGGATAAGCGCTATCGCTGCTCACACGGTGGCCGCGGTAGTGCTAAGACTCGCACTTTTGCCATGATGACGGCAGTTAAAGCCTATCAGGCGATGATGAATGGCGAAGCTGGAGTGATCTTGTGTGCTCGTGAGTTCATGAACTCACTGGAAGAGTCGAGCATGCAGGAGGTTAAGCAGGCGATCCTGTCGGTGCCATGGCTAGCAGCCAATTTCGATATTGGTGAAAAGTACATCAGAACCATCGATAAGAGCGTGAATTATGTGTTTTGTGGCCTGCGGCATAACCTCGATAGCATCAAGTCGAAGGCGCGGATCTTGCTTTGCTGGGTTGATGAGGCTGAATCAGTCAGCGAAATAGCCTGGCAGAAGCTGAGCCCTACCGTGCGTGAGGAAGGCTCAGAGATTTGGGTAACGTGGAACCCAGAGCGTGACGGTAGCGCCACTGATAAGCGTTTTCGCAAAGAGGCTGGCGATGACTGCATTACCGTTGAGATGAACTACACGGATAATCCCTGGTTCCCTGATGTGCTGGAAGGTGAACGGCTGAACGATGAGCGCCGTCTTGATCCGGCAACATACGCATGGGTATGGGAAGGGGCTTACCTCGAAAACTCGGATAAGCAGGTACTGGCCGGCAAATATCGGATTGCTGAATTTTCCGACAATCTCTGGAAAGAGGCGGAACGCCTGTTCTTCGGTGCCGACTTCGGTTTCGCTAAAGACCCGAATACGTTGGTGCGGTCATTCATTCTGCATAACCGCTTTTACATCGAATATGAGGCATATGGTCAGCATACCGAACTTGACCACATGCCTGAGCTTTACGACACCATCCCCGGCGTGCGTGACTGGCCCATTAAGGCCGACTCAGCACGACCAGAGACCATCAGCTATCTCAAACGGCAGGGATTCAATATATCAGCTGCTGAAAAGTGGCAGGGGAGCGTTGAGGACGGGATCGCCCACCTCCGTGGCTTTGACGAAATAATCATTCATCCTCGCTGCAAGAACGTGGCGCGCGAGGCACGGCTCTGGTCTTACAAAACTGACCGTATTACCGGGGAAGTGTTACCAAAACTGGCAGATGGCAATGAGCACTGTTGGGATGGGATACGCTACAGCCTGGATAAGTATATCAAACGCAAATCTCAGATTATTGGAATGATGATACCTAAGCGTTTACAAAATAGATGACAGATTAATGCTGCTAGTCCATGATAAAATTTGCTATCAAGGAGTTCCCATGCATTCGCGCACAGATTATTCAAATTATCTTTATCATTGGATTAAACCTTCTAAACCATTTAACACCCAAGAAGACGCCTACGAACAAGCTTATAACATAATGGAGGAAATTTTTGACACTGGTTACTTGAAAGCTTCAGGTAGAGATACATATAAAAAAATTGAAAGTGTTTGTTTCACGGAATCACCAGCAGAGATAATGAAATCACAGAACTCGAAGTATCAACCTTTCGGGTTTGCATTTTTAAAATCGGATATTTTTGATATGGGAGGCCGGCATGTCATATACCAGACGAAAGATGAGGCCAAATTTCTGCCAGAGTCAATGCTTTGGCGACATGTTACCTACAATCCACAAGATGTAGGACCTAGTAAACCAAATGGCATTGATTTCACATGGGAAAGGGAGTGGCGGCTTAATGTCAAGAAGTTGGACATTCTTGATTGTCATTCAGTAATCCTACCTAACGAATATTGGATAGAAAGGCTGAAAGAGGACATACAACGTTGGAAGGAATTTCCCGCAAAAATGTGGCGAGATATTGGAGTTAGTACTGATCCGGGGCCATACCCGAAATATACTCCAGACTATATAGAGTGTTTTAATGCTTTATACACAGAAAAATAGGTCGCTCATGCGGCCTTTTTTATCGCCTTATCCTCACCAACGGACAATCCATGACTGAAAAATTAACTCTCGCCGTCAACCATGCGTTGAACGATGCGCGGATGGCGCGTGCTCGTATGGCGATGCTTGGGCCATCTATGGGCCTGGATAATAAACGCGGCTCCGCCTGGTGCGAATACGGCTTTCCTGAGCAGATCACTTACGACAATCTTTATTCACTGTATCGCCGCGGTGGTATTGCGCATGGCGCCGTGGAAAAGCTGGTGGGCAAATGCTGGCAGACCAACCCGGAGATCATCGAGGGTGATAAGGCCGACGAGAAGCGCGCGGAAACTGCCTGGGAGAAAAAACTCAAACAGGTATTCACGAACCGGTTATGGCGCGCTTTTGCAGAGGCTGACCGTCGGCGGCTTGTCGGGCGTTACTCCGGCATTTTGTTGCACATCCGCGATAACAAACCATGGAATACCGAAGCAGCCAGAGGGCGAGGACTCGAGAAAGTTACAGTAGCCTGGGCTGGTTCACTAAACGTGAGCGAGTGGGATACCGGTCTTAACTCGCAAACATACGGCCAGCCGAAGATGTGGCAATACACGGAACGGCTTTCAAATGGCGCCACGCGCCGTGTCGAAATCCATCCAGACCGGATCTTCATCCTTGGTGACTACACCGACGACGCTATCGGATTCCTTGAGCCAGCATATAACGCATTTGTCAGCCTGGAGAAAGTAGAGGGCGGTTCTGGTGAGTCATTCCTGAAGAACGCAGCGCGGCAGTTGGCGCTTAGCTTCGACAAAGAGATCGACTTCGGCAGTCTGGCGTCTATGTATGGCGTCAGCGTTGACGAATTGCAGGACAAGTTCAACGAAGCCGCGCGCGAGATGAACCGCGGCAACGATGTGCTGATGAGCCTACAGGGTGCAGATGTTACCTCCCTTGTTTCCCCTGTGTCTGATCCAAGCCCAACCTATAGCGTGAACCTGCAAACGGCTTCTGCCGGCGTTGATATTCCATCACGAATACTGGTAGGCAACCAACAGGCTGAACGCTCAAGCACCGAAGACCAGAAGTACATGAACGGGCGCTGCCAGAGTCGCCGCGGTAATCTATCGTTCGAAATTGAGGACTTCTGCGACAAGCTGATCGACCTGAGAATTATCGATTCTGTCGGCCAGAAAACGGTTATCTGGGACGATCTCAATCAACAGACTCGCGCTGAGCGCTTGGCGGATTCTAAGACCATGGCAGAAGTGAACAAGGCTATGGTTGAAAGCGGTGATACGGCGCCGTTCAGCGGTGAGGAAATTCGCACTGCTGCAGGATTCGAAACTGAAGGCGGTGGCCCGCTTGGGGAGACAGGGGATGACGACGAAACCTAAGCCTCCAATCCTGCCGAGCAACATCAAAGACCCCACAGGAGTTGATAAGTTAGAGCGTGGCGCCATGCGTGAGTTTGCAAAGCGCATGAAGCTGATAACGAAAGGCTATGTCGACATCCTCAACCGCATCCCCTCCGAACCCGTCGTGAACGAGCGCTATACCTTCCGTCTTGATCAGGGGCTTCTGTCGATGCTGCTTCAGAACGGTGAAGCGCTGGTGGACGAAATTCTTCTGGAGGGCGGGGAATTCAATCTGTGGTTCTTTGGTCGCTATGTGTCCGTGGCTTACCAACGCGGCACGGCGCAGGAGTATTACAACCTCTCCCAGCAATCCTCCGCTTATGCTGCCGGCCAGCAGGATGTTCCCAACATCTTGTTGAGTGAGCCCTACCAGCTGCGGTTGATTCTGGTCAGAGCGCGTGAATTCGAAGAGATGAAAGGGCTCAGCGCTCAAGTTAAGAGCGATATGGCACGGATTCTGACAGATGGCATTGCCAGGGGGCTAAACCCGCGGGACGTAGCCAAAAATCTCAACGAGCAAACAGGTATTGAAACCCGGCGCGCGAATCGCATAGCCAGGACGGAAATCACTACCGCACTACGCCGAGCTCGGTGGGATGAGGCTCAGGATGCGCAAGACCGCTACGGCATCAAAACAAAGCTGCTTCACATCTCTGCGTTAAGCCCTACCACCCGAGCAACGCACGCCGCCAGGCATGCTCATCTGTACACGCAGGATGAAGTTAGGGAGTGGTACACGAAGAACGGAAACGCCATCAACTGCAAATGCTCGCAGCTTTCCGTGCTGGTGGATGACAAGGGGAACCCTCTCACTCCTTCGATCATCGACAAGGCCAAGCAGACGCTCAACGACATGAAGGAGAGAGGCTATAAATGGGCAGAGGGTTAATCCATGAAAGTTCAAGTTAACGTCACTACGAAGGTCAACAGTCAGGCAATTCGCCGGGAGTCATACAACGGCCGCGAGCATCTTGTTTTGCCGAGCTACACACTGCCGGCAAACGTGGTCATGAATGATGGGCTGTATACGGCCAGCGAAATCGATGCTCACTATCAAGGCCTGGAAGGCACGCTGGCGCCTTTGGGGCATCCTCAGCTAAATGGCGCATTCATCTCTGCCTTTTCTCCTGAAGGTATCAACCAGGGCCATATCGGTGCCTGGAATCGCAATGTGAAGAAATCTGGCAACCGGATTTACCTGGAGAAGTGGGTTGATACCCAGATCGCTAACCAGAGCGAGGGGGGTAGGGAACTTATCTCCCGCGTAGAGGCCATTGAGCGCGGCGAAGATGTTCCACCTATTCACACCAGCGTTGCGGTGTTTCTCGACCAGCTTGAGCCCAATGAGCAACAGAAGGCAACAGGCGCCAAGTGGGTGGCGAAGATTCACGGCATGGATCATGACGCAATTTTGCTGCATGAAGTAGGCGCAGCGACGCCAGAGCAGGGCGTTGGTCTGATGGTTAACGCTGACCTTGCCATGCCGTTAAAAACCAACTCTGGCGCGTTGATTGGCGAATCCTACCGGGATCGTGAGCAACGTCTAGACCGCGCTGCAAAAGATAAATTTGCTCCCGGCGAAAATGAATATGCCTGGGTGGCAGACTTCACCGACTCACAGGTGGTGATCATCCGCAACGGCGGCACTGCCCAGGTTTATGGCTACACATCGGATGGCGGAAAAATCACCTTTGATGAAACCGGAACGCCGGTTGCGCGCCAGGAATCCTGGGTAACGGTCGTCGCCAACAAAGTTAAATCCCTTTTCAATCCGCAGGGACAACCTGCAACCAACCACCAAACGGAGGGCGACATGCCTTTAACCACTGAAGAGAAACAAGAGCTGATCATCGAAATCGGTAAAGGCCTGGCCGCCAACTTCGCCGAGGCGCTCAAGCCTATTACCGAGAAAGTTGAAGCGCTGCAGGCCAACCATACCCAACTGGCCGAAACCCTGACTGCCAACTCCCGCGCAGAAGAGAAAACCAAGCGTGAAGCGGTGGCGAAAGTTCACGGCGAAATCGTGGCAAACGCGCTGCAAGGTGAAGCGCTGGAAGCGATGTTTAAAACGCTGGGCGAATCGGCGCCGCTGGCAGGTAACTCAGGCCAGCATCAGCAAGAATCCGGCGCACCCGCCGCAGATGCATACTTCAAATAAGGGGGCTATCCAATGCCACGTTATCGTCGCGTAAACATCGACGGAAAGTCGCTGTATAAGACCGAAACCCGCACCACTGCCGCGGCACTTCTGCCAGGCACTGCTGCAGTCATCAACGCCAGCGATGAATTCGCTCAGGCTACCGCGTTAAAGGGCCGGATCTACATCATCGACGTTGCCTACCATCAAGGGCTGAAAATCACCGAGGCGGTTCCTGCTGGCGACTCTGCTGTAGGCAACTACGTGGAAGAAGGCCGTGAATTTGCGCTGCTCTGCGTACCTGGCGCGTACAAGAAAGACAGCCCGATCAAGCTTGGCGCTAACGGCCAATTCACCCTGGCAACTGCTGACACTGATTCAGTGATCGGTTACAGCCAGGACGAAGCCACCATCGCCGCCGGCGCTACCGATTTCATCCGCGTGCGTATGCGCGTTGGCACTGTCGCCGCTGGCGCTTAAAAGAAGGATAAACGCACATGTATTTCTCCAAAGAGACATTGGCTGCAAACAGCCGCCTCGGTGGTCACTGGAATGAGCTGTGGGCGAACCGCAATATGTGGAACGCCAACCATGACGCCATGATCGCTGCCAACCGCGCTCACATGACGCAGGAGTGGTTGGCAGTAAACGCTGCTGGTGGCTTTACTCGTGATTTCTGGGCTGAAATTGATCGTCAGGTACTGCAACTGCGCGATCAGGAAGTTGGCATGGAAATCATCAACGATCTGGTCGGCGTACAAACGGTTCTGTCTGTCGGCAAGACAGCCAAGCTGTATAGTGTGGTCGGTGATATTGCTGATGATGTGTCGGTAAGCATTGACGGCCAGGCGCCGTTCTCCTTTGACCACACCGAATACGCCAGCGATGGCGACCCAATTCCGGTATTCACAGCCGGCTATGGTGTGAACTGGCGCCATGCTGCCGGGCTGAACACCGTGGGCATCGATCTGGTTTTGGACTCGCAGATGGCGAAAATGCGCAAATTCAATAAAGAGCGCGTCAATTATTACCTGAACGGCAACGCGAACATTCAGGTGCAGTCCTACCAGGCACAAGGCATCAAAAACCACCGCAACACCAAAAAGCTGAATCTCGGCGCTGGCGCTGGTGGCGCTAACATCGACCTGACCACTGCCACCATGACTCAGCTGTTTGATTTCTTCGGTAAAGGTGCATTCGGTATGCTGGCCCGAACCAACAAAGTCGCTCAATACGATGTGATGTGGGTATCCCCAGAAATCTGGGCTAACCTGGCACAGCCATACGTGGTCAACGGTGTGGTGAGCGGCAATGTATTGCAGGCGGTATTACCATTCGCGCCGGTTAAAGAAGTCCGCATGACATTTGCGCTGAAGGGTAATGAGTTCGTCTCTTACGTTCGTCGCAGCGATGTGATTTCTCCACTGGTCGGCATGGCTGTGGGCGTTATTCCTTTGCCACGTCCACTACCGAACGTTAACTACAACTTCCAGATCATGTCTGCTGAAGGTCTGCAAATCACTGCGGACGATCAGGGGCTTTCCGGTGTTGTCTACGGCGCCAATCTGGCATAAGGGGTAAACATGGCTAAATACGAAGTTATTCGCCCCTGGAATGGCGTAGAGATCGGGGATGTGTTGGAACTGGAAAAGCTTCACCCAGCGCTGAAATCTAACGTTCGGTTGATGCGTGGCGCGGCCGGCGGTGAACTGACCCCGGCTACCCCGGATGCCGGCAACGAAACAAAGTCGCGCAAGGATGCTATCAAGGCGCGGCTCACTGACCTGGGGATTGAGTTCAAAGGCAACCTCGGCGAAGAAAAGCTCGCTGAACTGTTGCCGGAAGGCGAGCTCGAAAATCTGTTCCCTGCTGAATAACAGCCGCCGCTAAGGCGGTTTTTTTATGCCCCGCTCCGGCGGGGTATTTCACGGAGTCGATAATGGTAACTCTCGAACAGGCGAAGGAGTATCTGGAGATCCAGGGAATTACCATTCCCGATTTTGTTCTTCAGGCTCTAGTCGATCAGGCCAACAGCATTCAGGAGTGTCTTGATGCGCATTATCCGGCATCGACCGCGCTGCTGATTCAGCTCTATCTGCTGGCGCTTATGGGGCTCGGGCAGGGGGACAAATACATCTCCAGCCAGACGGCTCCAAGCGGGGCGTCGCGTTCTTTCCGGTATCAGTCGTTCACCGATCGCTGGAAAGCCTCAGTGAACTTGCTGCGCGGGCTGGATAAGTACGGCTGTGCTACCGCCCTTATTCCTGCCGACCCAACCGCATCCCCGGCATTTGCTGGCATCTGGATCGGAAAGGGTGGCTGTATGTGTAATGGGAGTAAATAACATGTTGGAAGCAAGACAAATTGCCGAGCTGCTGAACCAGTTATTCGCGTCTGACCCTGTGGCCGCTGCTGACCTAGTCAATCATCGAGTGGTATGTAACGACGCATTTCTCGGAAGCGACATTCCCTTTGTCTGCTCACAGTCTCGAGATGGTGTCATAACCATGGGTGTTGTCGGTTTCATGAACGCTATGGCTAAGCCAGGAACTGGTCGCGCAGCGGCTGTGTATGACGATGACAATCAGCTTACTGGGTTTACCGTCGTAGGTGCTGAGTGATGGCGTACAAATCAGTTAAGCACAGCCTGCCGCGCTCATTCACCCGCGTCTGGGTGATGACCGACACTGGGCGGGAGACTACCGGCTACGTTAAATCGGACGGCGAGTGGTTCATTAACTGCCCGCGCATCCGGGAGACTGGAGCGAAGGTGCTGCAATGGAGGGAATGAAAGATGGCGATTGTAAAAAGTACGATTAGTGCATTAAACGTGAAGGTGGTTTATCACGTTGCAGGTGAAACAAAGACGTTTAGTGAGTCCGTTGTTTCACAAATCGTTATCGACCGTTACTTGCAACTTGAATGCGGCGATACCGTCGGTCTATTCGTGCCGGTAGGAAAAGGCCAGCAGGTCAACGCGCTGAATATCGAATGGTTTGAGATTGAGCGCATTATGGCGCCAAAGGAGTGACCGGTGTCGAGTGTAGCAAGCTGGTCTTATACTGCCCAGGCCACGATATGGCGTAATCTTGGCAATAGTGAAGCTGGCGATCCTCTGGGGTGGGTTCCGCCTGAAATTATCATGTGCGATTACCAGGGCGGACTCTCTGCGAAGCTGAATAATATCGGTTCGGAAATCACTGTAAAAAACACGGTGTGGACTGAATTCACTGATGCCAAGAAAGGCGACTATCTGCTTATCGGTGTGTCTACCATGGTAGACCCGATCGCCGCGGGTGCCGATGAGGTGGTGCAGGTGATCCGCCATGCCGATACGTTTGAGCGCCTGGCTGAGGATATAGCCATTCTGACGGGGGCGTAGCGATGGGCGTAAAGATAAAAGGTATCAAAGAAGCCCAGCGGCGCCTTGATGCGGTGGTTGAGGACGTCAGGACGAGAAAAGCGGTCAGGGCTATCAAGTCGGCTGTGATGATAATCGCTAATGAAGCAGCGCTGATGACCCCGGTAAACATCGGTAACCTCATAAATTCGCAGTACCAGGAGACAATGATCAACGGTACTCGGATTACTGGCCGTATCGGTTACTCAGCGAATTATGCGGTCTATGTCCATAACGCCAGTGGCATCATGAAGGGGTTGCCGCGGCCAAACAACCGTGGCAATTACTGGGATCCTGCTGGTGAACCTAAATTCCTCACCAAGGCCGCAGATAAAACCCGCCGGCAGGTGGACGAGATAATCAGGAAGGAGATGATGCTGTGACACCTCCAATGTATCTCCGCCTACGAAATCTTTTCGAGAGTGCAGGCCTAACCGCGGGGCTCACCATCCAAACGCTGATGTGGAACGACACGGGTAAGTTATCCGACGCCTTCATCGTGTTCCGGCCTGGCGGTGGTTCAGATATTCAATACGACCGCGGCGGAGATTTCTTCGTAATGGTCGATGTTGTCGGGGCCAAAGGGAAGAACGCAGAAGCAGATGCCGCGGCGAACAAAATCGCCGACTATATCAGCATCCAGCAGGGCGCTGATAGCTGTGTTGGCGCTATGCGTCTGCTTGGAGGCTCTCCAACGCCAATCCCATCAGCAGAGGGGCGATTAATCTACCGACTTTTAGTCTGCTGCACCTACGGCGAATAACGCACATATCTATCCATCAGGCTGCCTCTGGGCGGCCTTTTTTATTTGAAGAGGTAACACATGCAAGGTTGTGCAAATGATACCGGCAAGTTGATCGGTAAAGTCGCGGTGCTGCGTATGGCTTTCGGCTGTGCTGACACGCTGCCGGCACTGAGTGACTGGAAGCGCCTCGGCGCGTTGACCACAAAGGGATTCGACTTCTCGCCAAACTCCGTAACGTCTGAAGCGGACGACGCGAAAGGGCTGGTGGAGAACCTGGTAACTAACATGGACTTCACCATTTCCGGTGAAGGTGAATTCCGTCGTAAAGACAAAACTACTGAGATCGGCGCGCTCAACATCTCGAAGTACATTTTCGATGAAGTGCAGGCTGGCCGGCAGCCGTCGATCTGGGTGCGATTCGATTTCGTCGGCGAAGACTCCGGCACCTACATCATGGGCTACTTCAACACCACGTCGTGGTCTGGTGATTTTGGCACGAGCGACATCTCCACTTTCTCCGGCGAGTGGAAAGTTGCCGATGCCGATACTGTCGTGTTTGAAGTCGCCGCGGATGTACCGGTTACCGGTGTGAAAGTGGCGCCAGCAACAGCAAGCATTGCTGTAGGTGCTACTCAACAGCTTACCGCCACCGTGGCGCCGGCTGATGCCAGCGATAAAACCGGCACCTGGTCATCCTCGGCAACCGGTAAGGCTACCGTCAATCAGTCAGGTCTCGTCACTGGCGTTTCTGCCGGTGCGGCCACAATCACGTTTACCACCAATGATGGCGCCAAAACATCAACCAGCGCGATCACCGTTACCGCGTGACTATCACAAAGGGCGTACTGCGCCCTTGATGATAATTATTCGAGGCATCTCATGACACCAATCACTGAATTAGGCGAGATGGTCATCACCGATGCCGATCGCGATTACTTCCTTCGACCTTCGTTCGTAAACATGACCCGCATAGGCTCGCCAGCGGAGATTGTAGAGCGCTTTGCTGAACTCCATACCAGTGAGTCACCACGGTTACTTGAAGCCGCTGTAGAGGCATACGGTGAGGTTCCTGGGTGGTTACTTGCATACATCAACGCGCCGTCATTCAGTAGTTCAGCAATATTCGCGGGTATGATCGTCATGCAGGCATGCTGTGATGACGATATCAGCGCGCTGGTGGGAGAGTTGCGGCCAAGCAAACGAGGGAAGAGGGCTTTCGTGTTTCGCCGTGGCAAGATGCCGGCGAGTGATATCATCGTAATCAGCCAATCACTGATCACTCACGGTATCATCGGTAAAGCAAAGATCCGCAAGCTGCAGAGACACGAGTCGAACAGCTACGTGAACGAGTTCAGCGCCTTCGAGTACATCAGCGCAGCACGGAATCACTTCAACATGCCTCGTGCCGAAGCAGAGCGCCTTTCAATGACCGAGTTTCAGTTGCTGCTGGCGGCAAAGTATCCAGAGCAGAAAGGCTTCACGCGCGAAGAGTACGATCAGGTCATGGACGAAGATGAGAAGCGCTGGCAGGCTCTGGTCAAAGCTTCATAGAAGTGTTGCAGAGTATAAAAGTTATTTGTCTATAAGAGATTATATGCATATGTTTGATTAGTTGGCTTTTTTATGGTTTCATAGGTCGAATATTATTTTTTTTGGTATCCAAGATGTCTGAAAATGCTATTGTAGATCCTCTTGACGATTTTGAATCAAAATTAGCTGATCCTTTAAGCCCGGTATTATTAGGTGGGATTGGCAGCGGAAAAGTAGTAAGGCTGTTTTCTTTATTTTCTAGATTTGAGCATGCAATGAAATGTCATAACTATGCTGCGCAGGATAGATTTGGAAATATACAGCCTGACTGGTCTGGTTTTTGTGTGAGTATGGCGGGGGCTTTCAATCAGTCGAAATCTCAGAGGCTAAATGATTCAATAAGTTATTTATTGGCTAACCCACCAATGAAACAAAGGATTGATCTTAGCTGGGAGCCTTGCCAATTTCCCGCTTGGTGTGCCGATGACAGTTCAAAAGCTATTTGGCTTGCAAAAAATGTCAGGAATAATCTTTTTCATGGTGGGAAATATCTTGATGTTATGAGGCAGAGAGATGAGATGTTAATTGATGCAGCTTGCGTTATTATTTTGGCATCACTAAGCGTAGATAAGACATTAGCAAACTGCTTTGAAGCTCCACCTCGCATAGTGCAGTAACTTAAGCTAACCCACCAAAGAGGTGGGTTTTTTGCTTTCGAAGGCTTACTTTACCTCGCAATTGAGATTGATTATCATTTGTTGAGTTACATTTTCCTATAAGGATATAGATATGCGTAAGTTACTGCTGGCTACCCTAGGTGTGATAGTTCTATCAGGATGCGCAGGCCAGAACGATGATTATCAATTGAATAGCAAACAATCGTCTGCTCAGAAAGACAGCAAAGAGTGGAAAGAATTTGTCGCGCCTCTGTCTACCAAAACTCAATCGCCACAAGACAGACTGATGAAGCGTGCCGAGAGAAACTACTGATTGATAAAAGCCCACCTGAGTGGGCTAGCCCTCCAGTTATTTCATTGGTAACCCATCCCAAAACCCTGCGATGAACTCAGGGTTGAAAGCGATCGCGAGCACGATGGCCCCCAGAACCAGTATCAGCATAGTTTTTCGCATGGTGAAATCCTTTGGTGTTTAAGAGAAGCCATGTTGTCACGCGCTCCGCTCTTGATTCCAGGGAAAAGGCCGACAAAACGAGGACGAAAACCGCTTTTCCGTTGCCACCACCGACGCCTCTGCTACCATGTAACGACTTGTTACTTGTCTATGGGAATAGGACTAAATGAAGAAGATTGCAGTTGTTGGGGCCATCCTTGCCTCGTTTGTGCTATCGGGCTGTGAGTCTCCACAAATGGCAGAGGCCAAGAGAAAGGATGCGGAGTTTGCTGCAGCGGTTAAGAATATAAATCTTGAGACGGCGGATGTTGGTGAGCAACCAAAAAATTATAAAGAAGTGGTTGAATTTGCTATTCGTAGTCAATTAAAAGACCCTGACTCAGCAAAATTTTCAGCCATGACTACACCACGCAAAGAGGTAATGGTAGAGAATAGGGCTTTCGTTTACGGGTACTCAACTTGTCTGTATGTTAACGCTAAAAATTCTTATGGCGGTTACACTGGCGATCAGCTTTATTGGGTATTCTTGAGAAATAATCAAGTGCTTCGCGTTAAGAATACTGATGGCCCATACGGCGGAATAATATTTGTCGGCAGACCGATAAATTGTAATTAAAGCAAAGGCCACTCACTTAGTCGGTGGATAAAGTCTTACAATTAAATGACCCCGCTCCGGCGGGGTTTTTTATGCCCGGAGATCGGCAAATGACAGAGCAAAACGGTGGTGGAATTCTTTATCAAGTTGAGATGGATGTTGCAGGGTTGCTGGTTGGTCAGCGGAAAGTAAATGCCAGACTTGATGAAATGGAAGGGCGCTTCAACTCTACAGGTAAAGCGGTTGGTTCCACAGAAAAAGCCTTCTCGTCTTTATCGCGTGTTGCTGTAAGCCTGTCCGCTGCTCTCTCCGTCCAGCAAGTGGCGCAGTATGCCAATGCGTGGGTAGATGTGAACAACAAGCTGGTAAACGCCGTAAGACCAACCGAACAGTTGGCAGATGTAACGCAGCGAGTTTTTGACATTTCCCAAGAGACGCGTTCCGGGTTGGAGTCAACGGCAGCGCTTTATGGTCGACTTGAGCGCGCAACGCGCAGCGCAGGAACAAGCTCTGAAGATCTGGCAAAGCTGACAACGACAATAAATAAGGGCTTGATTGTCTCCGGTGCTACCACGCAAGAAGCAAGCTCAACCATGATCCAGCTGTCTCAGGCGCTAGCCTCCGGCGTTCTGCGTGGTGAAGAGTTCAACTCAATCTCAGAGAATGGATCGCGCTTAGCAGTGGCTCTGGCTGACTCCTTGGGCGTAACGGTTGGTCAGCTACGCGCCATGGCGGCAGAAGGTAAGCTGACTACCGATGTTGTTGTGAAAGGATTACTTAGCCAAGGAGATGTGATTGCCAAAGAGTTCGGGAACACGCTCCAAACCATGGGTCAGGCCTTCCAGATCGCCGGGAACAACATCACTAAATTCATCGGTGAATCTACCTCTGTACAGTCAGGTTTGAAGGTATTCAGTGATGCTGTTGTCTCTTTAAGTGAAAATGTTGATGTTGCTGCTGGTGTGGTCACGGCTTTTGCGGTCGTGCTCGGCGGGCGATATGTTGGCTCCTTGGCGATGGCTACGCAGGCCAAGGTTAGCGACATGCTAGCTTCTCAGGCTCACGCTTCTGCAGTAGCTGCTGACACAGCGGCTGCAGCGAATGCTGCGGCGGTAACGGCAAGAAAAGCATTGTTGGATAAAGAGGCTGCATTATCGTCTCTTGCACTGGCACAAGCAGAATACAACGTTGCCAAGGGGACGAACGCGGAAGCTTTCGCGTTGCAAAATCTCAATACAGCTAAGTCGGTTGCTATTCAACGGTCAGCCGTGTTTGCGGAGGCGCAATTAGCACAGGCAGCTGCAACTACGACAGCAACGACCGCAGCAGCGGCGGCCACTACTACCATTGGTGGATTAGCGAGAGGTGCTTTGTCATTAATTGGAGGGCCGGCAGGCGCAGCGATGATTGCTGGCGCAGCGTTGTTCTATTTTTACCAAAAGGCACAACAGGCGAAGCAGGAATCTATTGATTTCGCAGACAAGCTTGACGGTGTTATTGCCAAAATGCGCACCATGAGCAATGTGCAGCTGGCCGCAGAGATAGACAAGGCGGCGAAATCGATAAACGTCCAGTCTGGAGAGCTCAAAAATAACGAAGCCCGCCTGGCGGATCTCACTTCAAGGCTGCAAAACGCTAAAGCTGCGGTGTCTGGTTTATCGGAGGGAAGCCTTTTTTATTCAGATGCTGTGTCAAAAGTAAGTGAGTTAGAAAGTGAGCACATCCAATTAACTGCCAAAGTTGAGGCTGAGCAAAGCAAACTGAGCCAGACAATTAGCAAGGCTGGGATCTTGCGAGCGCAGATGAACGGAGAGTTCAGGCAAGGCATAGACCTTTTGAAACGAGATGGTCAGGAGGCAAGCGTTACTGCTGGTCTATTTGGTCAGCTTGGTGATGCTATTAACTTTGCGGGTAGGGCTAAAGAAAAGTTTAACTCGCAAAGCCTCATCGTTGAACGGCCTAAAAACGTTCAAGACTACCTGGATAAGCTGAATGATCAGGTTGAGATTCAGGGCGAGCTAAACGATCGGAAGCGAGCCCAGCTCAAGGCTGAGAAGGATATCAGGTCTCTCGGTGGTAGCGAGCAAGATGTACTGCTGGCACGCGAAAGGGCTGGCGCGGAGTTCGATGCAACGAAGGCAATTCAGGAGCAGAAGAAGGCAACCAAGGAAGGGATAGCGGAGGGCAAGAAGTCAGCTAACCAGGCAGAAAGCGTTGCTCAGAAGCTTGCAAATTTGAAGCAGCAGTCAGAACTTGCAGCTGATTCGACAAGTGAGTTGAGCCGAGAGCAGGCGATACTGACTGCGCAGCTATCCCTGGGGAAGGGAGCGACACAGGCGCAAATCGATATGGCAGCCGAGTATGCAGCCAAAAAGTGGGACACAGCCAACGCTATCAAGGCGCAGGCGGCCGCAGAGAAGCTCCTGCCAGAAGCCAAAGAGAACGCCAGCTACACGCAGGACGTTAAGGACTTAAACACGGCGTTGGCGGCCAAGAAAATTAGCCAGGAACAATACAACACGACAGCTGAGCAACTGGAGCAACAACATCAGATTAATTTGGCAAAAATCAGATCTGAGTCTGTAGTAAGTCCTCAGCAGCAGGCCACCGGAATGGTTGATCCGGTGCAGCAACTCGCCAATGAAAATACGCAGAAGCTGGCATTGATTCAGCAGTTTGAGCAGGATGGTGTTATTCAACATGCGCAAGCGCTAGCTCTTAAAAATGCTCAGGACACCACCTATGAGCAAGCGCGATTCGATGCCATATGGAACCTCTGGAAGAGCCAAGACCAGGTTAACGGACTGATGGGTACGGCAATTGACTCACTGAGCTCGGGAACCGCTAGCGCTCTGTCAGGCATCATCTCCGGGACTCAATCGGCTGGTGATGCGATGCGTAACTTGGCAGCTGGCGCTCTCAATGCCGTGCTCCAGCAGTTGATTCAGATGGCCGTTCAGGCGTTGCTCGTGAGAACTATTCTCGGCTCATTTATGGGCGGTCTTGGCGCTATACCAAGTTTCGGCTCAATATCATCATCTGTAGGAAGCGTTGGTGCTGGTGCGGGAACTGGCGCTATGGGGATGGGGACGAACTGGCAGAGCTACGTTTCTGGAGCCAGGAAGAGCGGCGGCCCGGTTGCATCCAATGGTCTCTACCGATTTGGTGAAGGCGGTAAGCCTGAGCTATATCAATCGAGCACTGGCAAGAACTATCTGCTGCCCGGCGAGGGCGGCAAGGTGATCAGCAATAAGGACATGCAAGGTGGTGGTGGGATTGTCGTTTACAACAACATTCAGAACTACAGTAGCGCGATGGTTGATTCACAGACCACGCAGAATCCTGATGGGTCATTGACGATAGAAACCATCATTGCTGACATTAACAGTGGCGGCCCGATAGACCAAGCTTTCACCCGCAATCATCACGCACCAAGAAAGGCGACCGATTCATAGTAGAATAGGTGAGCTATGGATTGACTGGTTGCAGCGAGATAACAGCAGAGGGAAATAATGGACGAAAAATTCACTGAGCTAATGGGAAATGGTTTTGGCTCTGATTTGTTTGCTAGATACTA